GTACGATCTATACGAGTTGTCCTTGGTTGATAATCCAGCAAACCAATTTGCAAACATTGTGTCCATTGAAAAGGTTAATGGTCAAAATGTAGTTGGTGGATATCTTTCAAAGGCAGAAATTGAAAATGTTTTTTGGGATAAAGAATCTGGAATTGTTATGGTTTCAGAATCTGAAAGTGAAACTAGCCCTACATCAGGAAGTCCAATGCAAAATATTGGATTTATTGAAAAGGGAGATAAAAACAATACAGAAATGATAAAGTTCTTAGTTGATAGTGCTAAAGGCATTAGTACAATTAAGATTACAAAGGAGGTTAGTCCTATGACTGAAGCAACAGAAGCAGTAGTTGAAACTGCAGTTGAAGAAGTACAGGTCGCTCCAGAGGCACAGCCAGCAGAGGTAGTTGCAGAAGTAGCAGCAGAAGTTGTTACAGAAGCAGCAGAAGCCCCAGCAGTCACTGAGGAAGCACCAGCAGTTGAAGAAACCGCTATTGCTAAATCAGAAGACGGTAGTGCAAATTCTTCAGTTGAAAAAACAGAAGAGGGAGAAGTTGCTGCAACAGAAACTGTTATAGCAAAATCTAATGAAGCAGTTGTTGAAGCAATTGCAGAAATTAAAAATTCTCTTACAAATGCCTTTGGCGATTTAGCAACAACCGTTAAGTCTCTTCACGAGCAGGTTATTGCATTAAACAAGTCTCTTGACAATGTATCAGGTGAGGTTAAAACCGTATCTGCTGAAGTAAACAATGTTAAGGGTTCTTTTAATGAGTTTGGCAAGCGTGTAGATCTTGTAGAACAAGACACCGCTTTCCGCAAGTCTGGCGATCTAGGCGAGATCGTGCAGTTTGAGCCCTCAAAAGTTCAAAAATCCCTATGGGGCGGTCGTTTCCTCACATCAACCGACCTATTTAACTAAGCAATAAAATCACTAGGAGGTGAAAAATAATGTCGGAACAAAACACAAATCGTACGAATACTGTGTATTCAATTGTGTCTTTCTTTGGCTTGTATTCACGGTTTACAGTGATGTCTCTTTGGAAACCCCATACACGGTTTGCTGGGAATGTCAAATCGACATAACCTGCTGGGTAGTAAGGAACTTCTAATACATCTACACCTAGTACACGAGTTGTACGTGCATTACCAAATGTCTGTGCAGCACCATCCATGTAATCTTGACGGTTTTGCTGTGTGCTACCAGTGCGATCAGAGAACGCTGCTGAGATAGCATCTGCTAATGTACCGTTGTTACGAACGATACCAGCAAAAGCATCAGTACCTGCGTAGAACTTAAGATTGCTCTTAAGTGCACGGTACTTACGAGGCATTGCTAATAGCAAGCCTTGCATTACTGATGTGGTAAAGTTGTTGTCTGCTACTGTTGCAGCGAATTCGTGAGCAGCATTTCCTACTGTTCCACGAGTTTGCTTTACGAAACCAGACATGATGGACAAGAAATCTCCTGTTGCTCCATCACCGTTGATAGCAAGATCTTCAATATCGTTACCGAATGCGTTGGTCATTAATCGTACTAGACGATCTTCCAATGCTCCGCCTTCAATATTGTCTTCAAGTGCTTCAGTTGCTACTTCCCAATCAAGACGAATCTTTTTTGTTGTTAGTTCAACCTTTGTAAATCTAGCGCCAGTGTTTGTGTAGTTTGGTGAGCCTTGTGATGCTGCACGAATTACACGCTCTCCGACGTTGACTTTTTCAATTTCCATGGTGTTTGCTCTCATGGTGACACGACGGCCATCTTTAGCGAGGACAGTTGCATCCCAGACGTAATCAATGAAACGTTGTGCTTGTTCAGGACGTAGAATACCTCCTGCGTTGCCAGTTGGATTGACTGCGTTGTCTCCAGTTGTTACACCGAATCCTGCAGTAGCAGTGTTACCAAGTTGTGAACCTACAGATCCTCCTGCAGCATTCAGACCAGTTGCACTACCAACACCACCAGATACTAAAGATCCCGCTGAGTTAATCTCTGCGCCATCTCCTGAACCTGGATAGTTTTTTTCTATGTTTGTGTTTTGTTCCGACATTATTTTTCACCTCCTAGTGATTTTTTACCTTAGTTAAATAGGTCGGCATTTGTGAGGAAACGACCGCCCCATAGGGATTTGTGAATCACTTGTGGTGATTCCTGTACGATCTCGCCTAGATCGCCAGACTTGCGGAAAGCGGTATCTTGTTCTACAAGATCTACTCGCTTGCCAAACTCGTTAAAGTTGCTCTTAATTCCGTTAACATCAGATGTTACCGTTTCAAGAGATTTTGTTACTGCTGTTACCTTCTCGTTAAGAGATTTGATTGTTGCAGCAAGATCGCCAAAGGCATTAGTAAGAGAATTATTAATTTCTGAAACTGCCTTAGCAACTTCTTCTTTAACATCTGTAGCGGATTTTTCCACTGCGTTCTCTACTTCAACTGCTGCTTTTGCAACAGAAGATTCTGCACTAGCGTCATCTGATTTAGCAAGAGCAAGTTCTTCAACTGCTGGTGCCTCTTCAACGACTGCAGGGGTTTCTGCTACATCTGCAACGATTGCTGTTGCTTCTGCCACTACCTCTGCTGCTTGTGCCTCTGGAGCAACCTCTGCATTTTCAACTGCAGTTTCTAGAACTGCACCTGTTGATTCTGTCATTGGATTTACCTCCTTAGTAATCTTAATTGTATTAATGCCTTTAGCACTATCAACTAAGAATTTTATTAGTTTTTCAGTATCTTTATCATTTTTTTCTATAAAGCCAATATTCTGCATTACGTTACCATTTACTGGACTTGTTGCAGAGTCAGAATCAGATACCATAACAATACCGTTTTCTGAGTCCCAAAATACATTTTCAATTTCTGTTTTTGATAGATATCCATCAACTACATTTTGTCCATTAATTTTTTCAATAGAAACTATATTAGCAAATTGATTTGCTGGATTATCTACAAGAGAAAGTTCTGACAATTCATAAGTTTTAATTACACGAATTGTTTTATCTATTTTCTCATCGTAAGCGTCATCCCACTCTTTGATGTTTCCACCTATTGAAAAACCAGTGTAGGTTCCGTCTAAAACTTTTTCCCATGCATTCTGTGCACCTTTTGAAACATAAGCAGAAACATAAACTCCGCTATAAAACTTTTTAGTACTTGGATCAAAATACTTGTCTTCTTTAAAAGAAACAATTTTGCCAACAGCACTTGGCTGGTGCATTTCACGAAGATTGCCACGGAAATTTTTAAAAGCAGTTATACTAGATTCTGTTGTTACAATGTCATTTTGACGGTCAACGTTATCAAGGGTTGCAAAACCAGACACCATACGGCGTTCAACGTCTATCTTTCCGATGGGCATTGAAAGGCGAACATTGTCACCTTTAGTTTCCCAATGAGCCTTATTTGTTAACATAACGTTATAATTATAGCACCGCTTTAAAGAAGTTTCTCAACTATTGAGACGATCTACCTTCACCTTGTGCATTTCGTCCAGATATTGTAGTTGGTGAATCAGAATTGTTATTTGTTCTTTCTGAATCTCTTTGACGATCCCCTGCCAAATTTGCTCTAGCATCAGTTGCTTGTCTTGGAGACATAACAAATGGTTGATCTCCATCTGCTCTTAGTGGCAAGTCTAACGCTTCACGAGCCTCATTTGGAGTCATGACCTGAGTCTTTACATATCTTTCAAGAATTTGAGATTGTGCAATTTCATCAGTCAAAGTTAATTCGTTAAACTTAAGTTCAAGAATGTCTGTCTTTTCTCTGATAATCTTGTTTACAACCTTTTCTAAATGTCTTTGTGCTGGACGAGATACCTGCTCTTTAAATGTACGATCTTGAGAAAGTGCTGCTGCAATACCTGCAGAATCTGCACCACCTAGTTTTGAAATAGGAACTTGATGAGCAATCAGAATATCATCACGGTTTTGTTTACGATACTCTTTAAATGAGCCATCTTGAATACCGTTTTCAATTGGTTCCATCTTAAACTCAACTTTATTTCCCTCTGTATCTCCAGGAAGCGGGATATAAAGAGTTCTATGTGACTGAGCCTTAAGTCCAGTCTGTAAAAATCTAAACATCTTATCTTCAGCATCACCTGAAAGTTTTGCACCCTTTAAGGTTACAACGTATCTTGGAACAGCCTTGTTTTCAAAGTAGTCAATATTATATTGAGATGCAAGTTGATCTCCGATAAGGGATGGCATTGCTGCAATAATATCTGGAATACCATAGAATGTGTTTAAAGGTGAGTATTCTTTTAAATGAATAATCTCATTGGGACGTGGATCTGTTCCCATAGGGTTTGCATTCTTTGCCCCAAAGTTTCTGAAGTAAACCACCTTTTGACCAATAATCTGCACAAAACCATCACGCAAGCGTCGTATACGAACGGTAGTTGCTGGAATATGTCCAACATAACCAATCTCTCCAGCAGTTGTTCTACCTACTTCAATAAATCCATTACCTGTTGCCTGAAGGTCTGTGTAAACCTTTTCCATTGTTTTTGTAAAACTATCATCATCATTTAAATTTTCTAGCCAATCACGTAGTTGAATCTTGGCTCTTT